GTGTCGCCATGGCCGAGCAACTAGCCCGCGGCATGACGCCCGAGCAAGTAGACGCATGCAAGGCCCAGGCCCTGCAACTAATCGACAACAACTAGGAGTTCATCCGATGATCACAAGAGAAGACAAAATTTTAGCCCTGACCCAAAACGAAATCGATTGGTTTTTGGGTAATGGGGTGGAGCTTAACCTGGTGCAAGAAGTCACAGAATTTTTTGCGAAAGGAGGTTTCACCACTTGCACCGATGAAGAAATCAACGACCAGTACAACCGGTTAACCGCATAAAGGAGTCCATCCGATGACCGACATACAAGACCGCTGGACCAAAGCCGCCGCCGAATTATTGGTGGGCCGCCGCATTGTGTCCGTTGATTACATGACCGAAGAGGACGCCAACGAAGTAGATTGGCACCACCGGCCGCTCATCATTACGCTAGACAATGGTCTACGTTTTTATCCAAGCCGCGACGATGAAGGCAACGGCGCCGGCTCCCTGTTCACGACCAACCGCAAATTACCAACTATTCCATCAATCTAAAGGAGAATTTATTATGGGTTTCTTTTCTAAAACATGCGCAAAAACACACCTTCCAATCATTGCCGACATGAAGGATATCCCCAGGCTCAGCCAGGTGGTGGCCCTGCTGCCCAATGGCAAAAAATTTACCGGGTCCTATGACGGATACGGCCGCGTCGCCGGCACCGGCCTGGTGGAAACCGCCAGGGGCCGCTTCCAATGGCCCGAGGTGAAGATGGTCCTGGCCGAGTACTACAACGGCGAGGAATATAAAGACTTGGGCCGATCAGGGGATGAGCTGGCACAGGGCTGGTTTATGGATGAACTGTTCTTGCATTATTGCCTACGCAACGGACCATTTGAGAGTTACGCCGAATACAAAAAGGCGTTCAAGAAATATGCAAATTGGTAAGGAGAACACCATGCAATTAGTACGAGTCGACCCGCCCAAGCCGGCCGCCGTGGCAAGAAAACCCGACGCCATCTTTTTTAACTACACCCAGGAGGAGCTGCGCCAAGCGTTTGACAAAATCAAAAAGCCGGGCAATTGGAAGGGGCCCATCCGGGCCACCATACCCGCGGAAGATTACGAACTGGCGGCGGCTGCCGTCGCGTACTTTACCGGCTCCAATTTGGAAATAACGAAAAACAAAAACAATCAATACACAGTTTACGCCGCCGGCTATTACGCAGCCATCGGTTCATAAATCAAAGGAGAAAACATGTCTACATCAAAACTAATCATCGAAGATATTCAATGCGTCTATTTTGACCTGTGCGACCTACTGGAAAAGCTGGACTGCCGCAAAATCAAACTAAAAGAGTTTGACGAATTTAAAAACCTAGAAGAATTTATAGAAGAACAAAAGCGCCGCGTGTCCAACATCGAAGAATATTTACTAAGGGATTAACCATGAACAACAAAGACGATTCATACCAGCGCATCGACAAAATGTGGGAAACAAAAGCCAGGGAAGACGCAGAAAGCCGGCGCATGATCCAGGCCGAAAACAAGGGGCTCAGCTTCAAAGGCAACCCCGAGTCGGCCAAATATGTCATTGCGCTATTCAACGAGGCCTTCTATTCCGATGGCCGCGACGCCCCCAATTTCATCCGGGATTTTGTTTTCAACCTGGAGGTGGCGCTGCAAGATGCCGGCCACCTGGACGAAAACTTTAACGAGGTAAAACCATGAAACAAAGTTACGAAACCGCACTCGACATTCTCACGGCCGTGGCTATCGGCGTCGGCTTTGCTGCGCTGCTGGTGGCCTGGTGGACGTCGTGAAATACTGGGTAACCATCATCCGCGAGCATCAAGTTACGCTGACAATGGAGGCGGCCAGCCGGTTAGATATCATCCGGCTGGTCACCGACCTGGCTTTGAAATATGATGCCATGGACGGCAAACAAACTAAGATTGTGAGCATCAATGAAGAAGCGCCCAACACTATTCGCAATATTCCTGCATGAGGAGGACGGCGTCGTTACTGTGTCGGCCGATTATCTAGGCCTAGGTCAGGCTTCGTTTGACCTGGGTATTGAGATAATGACCGGCATTAAAGAGCTGGAGCGTGAACATCCCAAACAGTTCACGGTCCGGCCCATTCAGATTTCAGAGTATTACAACTGACCGGGTCAGGCTTTGGGAAAACTTGAACAACCCGAGCCGCCGGTGCGTGTCGTTGGCATCCTCCCCCTCGACATCGCTCATCCAATACGGCCAGCCGATCTGCTTGGCCACCCGCTCGCCGGTGCCGCTGGTATCGTTGTCAGCAATGACCACCCCAGCCGGCAACCTGGCAGCCACCTTCACCATGTTCCCCGCGCTGAAGCAAACATGCAACGTGTAGCGGCGCTTCAGTTGCGACAAGGCCAGCCGGATAGACAACGCCGTGGCATACCCCTCGACCAGGATATGCATCCCTTTGTTGTTGAACACAAACTCAGCCCCGCTCGTGCGCTGGCCGGACAGAAACTTCTTCCCGCCAACCTGGTCAATTAACTGTACACCCACTAAGTGTCCATCCGACCGCATCGGAATGACCAACAGTTGCTGACCATTGAACGCCCATACATTCCCCTGCTCTTCCGGGAAACCTTTCGCTTTCAGATAGTCATGCCTACCGAATTGACATTGGCCCAGGATCCAAGCCGCTTTGCTGGCCGCCTCCTTCCCCTGTTTTTGTCGCTGCGCTTCGGCATCATTGGCTTGCTTCTGTATGCGCACTACATCAGCCGGTTTCAGTTCATCCGCATGCCACACGGCCACCTCTGTGCCGGTAGCCCAGTTCTGCACGAACGCATGGGTTCCCATGTACTTGACCGCTCCGTTCCTACTGTTTGGGTGATCATCCGTCGGGTATCGGCGCCAGTAACCAATCGGTGGAGGGCTATCAATCAGGATGCCATGCAGCTTGCAATAGCTAATCAGGTCAGTCATTTGCCCTTGCCTTTCAAGTATGCAATCAGCCGGCTCTTGACAAACTTATCGAACGCAATATCAGGCGACGCCACCGAATCAGCTAGGCCCCTGGGCCACACCCCAAATTTATCTTTATAACAATGCGCAGCACGGCCGCTCGACCACCCTCGATACTTCACATACCATTGGCACATTGCCCAAAACGCTTGCTTGTTATCCCTGCTGGCCATCCCTTCCAACTCTTCCAATACACCAGGAATACTGCTCACCTTGTTCTGACGCTCGCGCACATGGCCGCAATGCAGACATGTATCAGACCCGCCCGGCCACAGATGCCCGCACGATGGGCACTTGGATTCTTTCTTCTCGTCTTCTGTCTTTTCTTTCTTGGCCTTTTCTTTTCCATCATCCAGGACATCGACGCCGTTGTGATAGACCGCTTCCCAATCCTCTTGGAAACGTAAGTAGTTCCCGCTATGGTCCAGCCAGACGGCAAACTCTTTGTTGTCAGCCCGGCGCATGATGCGGCCCATCTGCTGGATATGCGACGATAAAGATTTACTAAACGGCCTGGCCGACACGCCGATCATTACATCAGGTACGTCAAAACCTTTGGTCAGGATATCCGTGGCAATCAATCCGTGTATTTCTGTGTCCGGCCTGGCAAAATCTTCAATCACATCCCGCTTAAACTGATCATCATCCCGGTAGCTGACCGATACAAAGTTATAACCCTCGGCTGCAAACTGTGCGGCCAGGTCGGCGCCATGCTCGACGCCCGAACAGAACACAATCGTTTTACGAGGACCACCAAAGATTTCATTGGTCTTTCGGATCCACTCCTCGACAATGTTCCCGGTAATCTGCATGCCCCGCTTGGATGCCTCGGCCTGGGACCATTCGCCCGCCACCTTCTTGGCGCCGGTCATGTCAATTTCTTTGGCAATGAAGACGCGCAGAGGCATCAATACCTTCTGATCCACCAGCTCCTTTGTTGTGATGGTGTTGACGATGTTGTCATAGATATGGGCCAGCCCCTTGGTGAAAGGCGTAGCCGTCAGCCCGATGACCCGCACCTCCGGATTATTCTTAATGAAATCAACTGTCTGCTGCCGCGTTGTGTGGCACTCGTCCACAATCAAAAGATTTAAACCTGGAAATGAACCCCTCTTTTCCAGCGTCTGAGCTGAGCAAACCTGAATGTTTTCATACGGCCGATAGCGCCAATGGCCTGACTGTAGTACCCCGTGCGGGATATGGTATTTTTCTAATCGCTCGCTGGTCTGGTCACACAGAATGATTCGGTCCAGCAGCATGGCTGCCTTGTTACCTTTACCCCTGGTTGCGTTGAGCAAAGCAATAGCCATTTCTGTCTTGCCCGCTCCGGTCGGTGCGTACAGTATCTGCGCGCGCTTTCCCTCTGCAAACCCCTGGCGTAGCGCTGCCAGGGTAGCGTCTTGATAATCCCTTAGTTGTAAACTCATTTTGATTCTCCGCTGCCGGCACACTATGCCCGCCGGCTTGGGCCTTGTTTATTCGTAGGCTTTAAGTTGTCTTTGTTGCATAGAAATCTGACGCTTGAGCTGCGCGTTTTCCAACTGGAATTTATCCCGGCTGGATTTAACCGCATTCATTTCTAGTTTCAGAATACGAATCTCTTCGCGCAATTGTTTGATCAGATCTTGCGCTGCTTTCTTTTCTTCGGCTGTTGCGTCCATGACTTTGACGGCCAGGCGGTCGGTCAGCGTTTCGTTCTGCGCAATCAGCTCGTCTACCATTTCCTGGCGGTGGTCTACGGCGGGTGGATCGGCGGGTTTAGGCGCGTCAACCAGGGGCGCTTCTTTGGCTGGCTTCGCGGGCTTGGCCGGCTTGTCTTTCTTTTCTGGCGTACGCTTTTCTGCAACGTTGCCTTTGGGTGTTATGTATTTGCGCACGGCCGGCGCGCTTTCCCCACGCATCTTGGCAACGAACGGCGCAGACACGCCAACCTTCCTGGCAATTTCCGCATTGCTCCATTCGCCCCATTCAAAATCTTCTACGAAAATCATAGTGACCTTGCGCTTGTCGGCGTTGTCCATCGGCTGGCCGTGCAAGTTGTTGGCACTACTACCAAAGAACAGAGCATCCCTGGGGGTGCCTGTTTCTACCTCGCATGGGAATGTAGACATGCCGATGCGCAGGGCTGCGTGATACCGGTGGAATCCATCTGACATCCAGTAATCTGTGCCGTCAAAGAATACCCGCATCGGTGGGAATACTGACCCGCCTTCCAGGTCCGTAGCGTAGCGCATCACCGCTTCTTCTTTGATTGCTGCGCGCACCTGGGTGCCGCCGTCCAGCCTGATTTGTTTCAGTTCTAATTCTTTTCTTTCTAACATGTCGTTCCCTTAAAATGGTGCGTCGAAACCTATAAATTCATTGAGCTTTTGTTTGTAATGCCAAGCTTTAGCGGCATCGTCTGACCCCTCTTTGCGGCCAGCTCTCATGCTGTATTTGATGATGTTGCCTTTCAGGTAGCCTATGAATTCCTGGCGGTTAAGCACAGATTCCATGACGGCCCAGGGCTGGATGCCGATCTTGTGATAGTGGTCGCCACCCACCTGATGCTCATCGGCTGATGCTTTCTCAATCATTTTCTTCGTCCCATATGTCGTTAGGCCATACCAGCACAGGCGTTTCAAGCCCCAGGTATCCGCCTTCTATGTTGAATTCAATGAACTCCCTGGCCTCCTCGGCAGAGCATCCATCCCGCATTAGTATTTCTGCAATCTTTTCCGCGTCATAGACCAGGACCGCAACTGTTGTATGGTCCCGCCAAATATGCGCAGGTCCAATGATTGCTTCGTCGTAGCCGTCGTATTTAATCATCGCTTCATGCTCCGCACGTAAGCATAAAAGCTGGCCGTGGTATCCCCGCCGTTCTTCATCTTGTCAAACTCTTGGGCCACCTCTTCCAAGGTGTTGTTCCTGATCTGATTG